GTGCCACCTTGTCCGCTTTCGCGCGCGCTGACCCCCTGAAACTTGACGCGCACGCGCGCACGCGCGTAGATTGAAACGGGGGAGCGATGGCCACGACGACAAAGACGCCCGGCGGACAGGTGAGAATCCCGAAGGCACCGAAGGCACCAGGAGCCGCGCGCTCCGAGGTGGTGCGCCGCCTGCTCGATGAGTGTCGCCGCGATGCGGACGCCGCTCGGGCGTGTGAGTCGTGGCAGGCCGTCAACGCCTTCTCACGTCTGGAGCGGCAACTGTGGATCGACCTGTCCGACGCGATCAAGGCCGAGGCGCAGGAGCGGGCAGACGCCGAGGCTGCGGCGATGGCGGCGCGGCCTGACGCCGAGCTCCTCGGCTCCATCATCGGCGCTATCCGCTCGATGCCCGCGGACCAGCGCGAGCAGATCATGGACGCGGTGGCAGGCCCTGCGCTCCGGGTGGTGCGGGCGGCTCAGTGAGCCTCGGCGCCCTCGCCCGCGACCTCTCCCTGTGGCGTAGTCGGGTAGAGGCGGCACCTCTCCAACACATCCGATGGACGCCGCCGCAATCGGCATGGCTCACCAGCACGGCACCGCGCAAGCTCCTGCGCGCCGGCAACCAGCTTGGCAAGACGTGGAGCGCGATGGCCGAGGTCATCTTCCGCGCGACCGGCACGCACCCGCACTACAAGACGCACCCGCCGCCGGTGGAGATATGGGTGGTGTGTACCTCGTGGTCGCAGTCGGTGTCGATCATGCGGAAGTTCTGGGATCTCGTGCCGAAGGAGGCGATCCGCACCACCCGCTTCGACCCGCGTAACGGCTTCGGCAAGGACAACCCGGCGGTGGTGTTCCTCAACGGCTCCGTGGTCCGCTTCCGCACGACGAACCAGGGACCGGAGGCGCTGGCCGGTGCGACGATCCACTACGTCGCGATTGACGAGCCCTGCGACGAGGACATCTATCGGGAGCTCGACCGGCGCGTCATGCGGAACGCCGGGGCGATTGGGATCACGTTGACGCCCATCAACCGCCCGTGCGACTGGCTGCGGGCGATGGTGGACGCCGGCAACGTGCAGGAGGTCCACGCGCTGTTGACGCCCGACAACCTGACGCCCGCGGGAGGCACCGGGCCGCTTCGGCTGCTCGACGGCACGCCGATGGATCAGGACTGGATCGATGAACAGCGCCGGATCACGCCCGCCATGTACGCCCCGGTCGTGCTGGATGGCGAGTGGGAGACGCGGCCTGACGGCGTGTTCTTCCGGTGCTTCGATCGAGCGCGGCACATCAACGCGGCGATCCGCCTCGACCCCGCTCGCGGCGTGATCCGCTGGGTGCTCGGGATCGACTACGCCGCCGCCGATCGTCAGTACGGCCAGGTCGCGGTGCTGTCGCAGGTACAAAGCTACCTCGATGACAAGCAGCGCCGGCAAGAGCTCGTGTACGCCGTCGATATAATGGCGATGCCGGGTATCGCCTCGTCGGAGCAGTTCGCGGCCGAGGTGGTGCAGCTACTCGGGCGCTCGGGCCTCCGGTGGCGCGACCTTCACGCGGTCTACGGGGACAACCCGGTAGCCTCGCGCTGGGTGGAGAAGTCCAACCTCAACACGTCTCGCGCCATCGCTCGCGAGCTTTCGATCCCGCAGTCCGCTTTGACTCCGCGCATCCTGTCGGCGAAGGACGGCGGGCCGTCGGCGGGCGCAATGGACACCGGGTGCCGCTACCTTTACGAAGGGCTCGCGAGCGGTCGGATCATGCTTCACCCTCGATGCGACCTGCTCGGGAAGGGCATGGAGACGTGGGACTACACGCGCGACCACCCCATGAAGGATTGCATCGACGCCTTCCGGTACAGCCTAAAGGACTACATCTTCCGGCTGGGCCAGAACGGCGGGACCGTGGTACGGTTCCGATAGGCTGGCACGTTTCGCGCAAATGCGCTACCCTTGACGGGTGCAGCTTTCGGCCTCCATTCCGCCACCGCCCAAAGACGCTGACGAGGCGCAGCGCGTAGAGCACACGCGGCTTCGTCGCCGTCTGCTCTATTCGCAGTACGAGCCGGACCTTGACGCCCGCATCCGGCAAGCGGTTGGCAACGTCAAGGCCGAGGCGTGGAAGCCGATCGACCTGACGGCGAATCCGTACCTGTCCATCTGGCAACAGACGGCGGTGCTGTACGACCTCGCGCCCGAAGTCGCCACGCTGGCGGGTTCTGAGCCGGTGGCCGAGGCGCTGGTGGAGGCTGGCGCGTGGCCGCTCATGCAGCGCGTACAGCGTGACACCCTGGGCCTCCGCGAGATGCTGCTACGGGTGTCGGTCGCCGACGGCTCGGGCGAGGTGGTAGTCCGCCCGGTGTTCCCCGATATGGTGAGCATCGAGGTAGACCCACGCGAGCCTACCCGCCCGGTCAAGATCAAGGAATGGCTACACGACCCGACGCACGGGTGGGTGCGCCACGTCTACGACATCAGCCGCCCGGCCTCGCCCAGCTACCTCGCTGCCAAGCCTGACGGATCGCTGGTGTCGGCGCAGGTACTCGGCGGTACGTTCGACGGCGAGGCGTACCCGTTCCGCAAGTCGGACGGCACGCCGATCTTGCCGTTCGTGCTCTACCACGCGGCTCAGGCTGCGACGGTGTTTGACCCATACACCATGCGCGAGGTCGTGGAAGGGTCGCTGATGCTCGGCGTGTACCTGACGTTCTACGGCCATGTGGTGCGCGACAGTTCGTGGCCGCAGCGGTACACGGCCGGGCTTCGGGTACTCGGCGCCGAGGTGGTCGACGGGGAAGGCAACGTACTCGCTGGCCGGCGCGAGGTGGTGACCGACCCGGCCACGCTGCTTGAAATGGAGATCGACCCGACCTATACGGGCCAACCCATCATCGGCCAGTGGAACGCGAGCGCCGACCCGGTGGCGTTGCTCACTTCGATCTCGATGTACGAGCGCCGCATTCTGACACTTGCCGGGATTCAGTCTCCCGACGTGACGAGGCAGGACGCCGACATCCGTAGCGGCTACTCGCTGGCCGTGTCGCGCGAGCAGGTACGCACGCTCCAGCGCGTGTACGAGCCGCAGTTCCGGCGCGGCGACCTGCAGCTCTGCGCGGTGTCGGCGACCTTGCTCAACCGGGCGAATGGCACGCACTACGCCGAGGAGCCGAGCGCCTACCGGATCACCTACAAGGGCCTGCCGAAGTCGCCCGGCGAACGCATGGCCGAGCTGGCTGAGATCAAGGCGCGCACGGACGCGGGGCTCGTCGGCCCGGTGACGGCGTACCAGGAGCTCAACCCCGGCACGCCGTTCGCCGAGGCGTTTACCCGCGTGGTTGACGCCCGCCTTGAAGCGAGCGCGGTGGATGCGGCGGTGGCGGCTCGCGGGGCATCGCCCACCACGGGGACGGGCGACAGCGGGCCGAAGCTCGTGCTGGCGCCTACCGACGTGGCAACGGTGGTGACCGTCAACGAGGCGCGCGCATCGCAGGGGCTTCCGCCTACCAGCGGCCCCGACGGGGCGCTGACAATCACCGAATACAAGGCGAAGAACGCGGCCATGGTAGCAGAGGCCGCCGCCGCAGGCGCGGGCACCTCGCCGCCGGCTGACGCGCCTGCATGATCTCAGAGGGAGCACAAACCATGGCCGAGGCCGACCCGACCACGAACGGAACTGCTGAACCCGCGCCCGTCGCGAAGCCGCCCGAGATGGTGCCTGCCGCGCGACTGGCTGAAGTCGTCGCCGAGCGCAACGCTCTGCGGAAGCAGTACGCCGAGGCCGCCGAGCAGGCGGGCCAAGCGGCTGAGCATCGCACCGTGGCCGAGCGGCACGCCGCTGAGCTCGCCGCCGAGCGTGCAGCCCGTGCCGAGGAGCGCGACCTGTACCGCGCTGGCCTGCTCGATGAAGAGGCGCACGTCGTCGCCCGCGCGCTCTACTCGGCGCAGCCTGCCGACAGCCGCCCGCCGACCATCGGCGAGTACCTGAGCGCATTCAAGGCCGAGGGCGCCGAAGTGCCACGCGCGTTGCGTGGATACCTGGGCGAGCCCGTCAAGGCCCCGAGCCCGACGGCCACGCAGCCGAAGCCGCCCGCCAACGCTGGCAAGCCGTCGCCCATCGGCACGCCCATCGGGCGCGAGGCCATCGAGGCGGCCATGAAAACCGGCAACGCGGAGACGATTCGCGCCACGCTGGACAGCTTCTACGCATCGCGCGGCGTCAAGCCTTGACAGATTGACACGGCTCGCGCTACTCTCACATAGCCACCGGCAAGGGTAAGCCGTCAAACCCGTAGGCGCAGGAACCTCCTTCCCCCCTACGGTGCAATCATGGCTGACGAAATCATCTACAGCGGCATTGGCGACCTCTCCCTCGCCGCCGCCCTCTCTGCCGAATACATCCTCCTTGCGGCCGACCGCAACGCGCTCCCCAACCACCCGGCGCTCCAGTACGTCGGCGACATCAGCGTAGGGGCGCACAGCGCCGTCATCAAGGTGCCGCACATCGGCCTGATGGGCTACAACCTCCTCGCCTCGACCGGCGACGGTTCCAGCGTGGCGAACACCGCGCTCACCGACGGTGCGACCTCGGTGACTGTGGGCCGCTACTCGAAGGCCTACGAGGCGTCCGACCTCGCCAAGATGACCGCGGGAGCCGGCGGCCTGTCCGCTCAGGTGTTCGCGATGGACGCGATGGTGTCGGGTGCGCTCACCCTCACCAGCCTCGTCGCGAACCTCATGGACAACTTCTCGACCGTCGTTGGCTCGACCGGCGTGGACATGACCGTTGCGAACTTCCTCGACGCGATCACCGCCCTCGAGGTGGCCAACGCGCAGGGGCCGCTCCTCGCCGTGCTCCACTCGCAGCAGTTCGGCGATTTCCGCAAGGATCTCGGCATCAACAGCGGCGGCGCGGTGCAGTTCGCCCCGGCCTCGGCCGAGATGATCAAGGTGAGCGGCGGCGGCCTCGTCGGCAGCTTCGCGGGCGTGGACATCGTGGTTTCGAACTACGTCCCGACCATGAACGGGGGCGATGACCGCGGCGGCGGCATGTTCGCGAAGGGCGCGATCCTCTGGGCCGACGGCTCCGTGGGTTCGGACGGATCGCCTGACCAGATGGTGATTGGCGGAAAGGTGCTCTTTGAGCGCGACCGCACCGCCCGCTCCGGCCTGACCGCCTACGTCAGCCACCGCTACCTCGGCGTTGCCGAAGGTATCGACGGCTTCGGCGTGACGATCTCCACCGACGCCTGATGCCTCGCGGCCGGGGCCTGGGCGATGGGGGCAACTCCCTCGCAACCCGGCTCCGGCCCCGTCCGTTTCCGACCACAGCAACATCAGAGGGAGCCAACCATATGCCTGCGAAGAAGCTACCGCCCGGATTCGTCCCCGCCGACGTACCGAGCCCAAAGACCGACAACGCAGGCGGGGAGGCTTACCTACCCGACCTCGGCAGCACCATCCGAGTGCAGCCGCTCACGCAGGTTGATCCCTGCGCCCCCTTCCTTCTCAAAGCCCACCCGGAGCGGTGGACCGTCATGGGCGGCAAGGTGGTTCCCTTGTTCGGGCGCCTCGTCATGCAGTCCGGCGTCGATGGCGTCGAAGGCCGCAAGGGCGGAAAGCTCGACCTCGGCACCGCTCGCAACATGAACGAGGAGCGCGGCTGGACCTTGATCCCGCCCGACGCCGTACCCGACTCGCACGCGACGACCGACGCGAACGGCAACAAGGTCAAGAGCTACCTGTACCGCCCGACTGGCCGGCCCGACGTGACCCTGTTGATTTACACCAAGGTGTTCCCCGGCTCGAAGCAGGTCGAGGTGGACGTGCCTCGGTATGTCGAGTTCTGCGAGCACCTCGTCGCATCGGGCGTCATCGAAGGCCCGAAGGTGTACGCGCTGGAGAAGCTGCGCGCCCGCATGGAGCACGAGGCGGCCGAGCTCTCCAACCGCGCTCGCCAGTTCGCGCAGTACGCACCCGCCGCCAAGTCGGCCGCCAATGCGCTCGCCGTGGTTACCGCCGAGGTGGAGCGCCTGCGCGCTGCCCCGGTGGGCGGTGAAGCGGTGGAGGTGGAACTGTGAGCGGCGAGAAGCCCGGCGCCCGCGAGGCCATGGAGCGCGTGACCAAGCGCCTCGTGGAGAGCGGCACAAAGCCGGCTGAGGCCGCCAAGCTTGCGCGCGAATCCATCGTGCGCGTAATCGAGAACAACGCAGCCAAGAAGAGGTAACCCCATGGCCGACACCTACAGCTTCCGCCCCACCACCGTCGTTGACGCCCTCGGCTTCGATGGCCACCCGATGACCGATGCGCTTGTAAAGGCGGCGGTCGCCTGCGCGAACGCAACCGGCGGCGCCACGGGCGCGGCGCTGACCGTCCAGCTCTACCAGGCCGACGGGACTACCGCGGTAGCGAGCGCGCGTCAGGTGCTCGTGATCGCTGGGTCCACGCAGTACGCGCCTTTCCCCGCGCTGGAAGCCTCGCTCACCTTCGGCACCGCAACCGTCGGCAGCATCGTCGCGAGCGGTGGCGGGTGGGCGCTGGTGGAGACTTCGGCCGCTGGCGCCTTCGCCTGCACCGCGACCAACTCGCAGGATGAAACGCTTTACTTCTCGGTGACGACCTCGCAGGGTGGCGCCTCCAGCGGCTCCAAGCAGTGCTGCGTGATCGGCAGCAACTCCGACGCCGCCGCATGGTCGGCGTGATCTGAGTGGCCGCCACGCTCTACAGCGCGCGTCTGATCGGCCCCGAGGTCATCGAGGCCGGCATGAACAACGTGGTGACCTGCCCGGTCTACCGCGATGGCGCGCTTGTGGCTCCGACCGTCTACACCTTGACGGTCTGGAACTCGGCCAACGTCATCGTAGCTCAGCCTACGGTGTCGGTCGTGTCGAGCGTGGCGACCGCCACCATCACCTCGGCGAGCCTTTCGGGGCAGACCAACGGCGACGGGTGGCGGTTGGAGTGGGCGCTGACGCTCGCGAGCATCGTCCACACGTTCCGGCGCGATGGCGCGCTGGTGTACCGCCGGCTCTACCCGGTGGTCACGGATGCCGACCTGTTGCGGCTGCACACGGACCTCACGCGTCGGATGCCGTCTACGGAGTCGTCGTACCAGGACTACCTCGATGAAGCGTGGGCCACGATTGAAAGCCGGCTGATCATGTCGGGAAAGCGCCCGTGGCTCATCCTGTCGCCGTCGGCGCTGCGCGATGTCCACCTGTTCGGCACGCTGTCGCGCATCTTCCGCGACCTCGCTCCTGGCGGGCCGGGCACGGCTGAATGGGAGCTCGCCGCCGAGTACGACCGCAAGTATGAATCGGCGTGGTCGCAACTCACCTATCCGCAGGCGGTAGAGAGCAGCGGGGAGGCTGAGAACCTTCGCCGTCGTCGCGCCTCACAGCCGACGATGTGGCTGGCGGGCAAGTCGTGAGCACCATGGCCGCATTCACCGCCGCCGCGCGCACGCAGCTTCTCACGCTGTCGGGTGCGGTGCTGTCGGAGGAGACGGTGCTGACGATCCGCAACGAGGGGCGCTCACCGCGTCACCAGGAGTTCGCGGTGGGCCATACCTCCGAGACGCCGCTGCCGGGCGCTCAGAAGGCCGCGAGTGGGATGCCCTCGCGCGTACCCGTGACGGTGATCGCCGCCTATCAGCTAAAGCCGAAGGACCGGGCTACCAGTCTCGACACGGCGCATGGGTTCGCCGCCTCGCTCCGCGCGAAGATGCTGGCGACGACGTGGCTATCCACCGTGGGCGCGGTGGTGTCGTCTACCGGCCTGACGGTTGAACCCGGTGCCGATGGCTGGGTGTGGTTCACGCTTGGCTTCAACGTTCAGATCACCCTCGACATTTCTTAGGAGGCCCCCATGCCCATCAGCTCGGTAGTCAAGAACTTCGCCAACGGTACGCTGACCCTGAGCGACGACACTGGCACTCCGATCACCGTGACGGTGCAGTACGAGGCCGGCGACTTCGCGCTGAGCGGAGTGATGCAGGGGCAGAAGGAAGTGGCGATGTACCTTGACCGCGGCGCCTTCGGGTCGCTGCGTAAAACCAACTTCACCCCGGCCACGTTCAGCTTTACCGCGCACATGACCGACATCAGCGACGGCACGAACAAGACGCTGCCGGACGCGGTGAACAAGACCGGCGCGTTTGCAGCGGGCGTGAGCACCCTCGGCGCTGGCGCCGATGTCCCCTGGACCCTCGACCTGTTGTGGACGATCGAGGGCACCGACTCGGGTGACGCCTCGGATCACACCGTCACCATGACCGACTGCCACTTGAAGATCGACATGAGCGAGGGCGACCCCAACAGCTTCTCGATCTCGGGCACCGTGTACGGGTCCATCACGCTCGCGTAGTCAGTCACCACCAGAGGGAGCAACCATGAACGGACAGAGCAGCATCAAGCTGGCCGGCAAGGAGTGGGCGGTAACGCTGCCCGACTTTGCAACGCGCGAAGATCTCGCGCTGGCGTGGCACGAGTCGGCAACCAAGGGCGACGGAGCCGCCCTTCGGCGTGTAGCCGGCGCAGCGGTCGGGCTCTGTACGGGCGTGGGCAAGCGGGCTGGCGTGAGCTTCACCGGCACCGCCATGCTCGTCTACGGTGGTGCTGTCTATTCGTGGCTTCGCGAGCAGCGCGAGACGATTCCCGGCGTGATGGAGGCGGGCGGCCAGATCGTCTCGATGTGCGCTGACTCGGTCTTCCCTCGGGAGGCCGAGGTGGACACCCGCGCTGCTTTTTCCGTAGCCCCCGAGGACGGAGCGACCTCGTAGCCGTTCGCCTGGGGCTAAAGCACGCGGGCGATCCGCGCTGGTTCTACACCCTGACACGGGAGGCACAGGTGGACGTACTCGCGGAATACGCAGCCACCGAGCGCCCGACGGCGGGGCGTGGGCTCCCGCCCGGCGTCAAGGTTGACCCGAAGGCGGCCGGCTGGTGGGGGTCGTAGTGGGGGCGATCCGAATCAGTCGTGGCGGCGCTACAGTCACGCTCACGGGTGATCTGGCACAGCGCATGAAGGAGCGGGTGGAGCGCGCCAACTCGGGGATCGTCAAGGCCATCCAACGTGAGTTCCAGGCTATCGCCGACTACGCCGAGCAGGAGTGGTACGGGCGGCGCGGCGTCCAGCCGCGCACCGGGGAGAGCGGCAAGATCGACGTGTTGACGACAGTAGACCTTGCGGCTGGTGATGTGACCGTGAGTATCGGCAGCCGCGGCACCGCCGTCGTACAGTTGACGGGCGCGAACGGCTCCGCTCGCCGTGGCAACCGTCCCTATGCGGTGTTCGTGCGCTCGCCCGGCGTGTTCTCGCTGGCCTACAAGCACGTCACGCATGATCAATACTGGGCCGCGCCGGAAGCTGACCGCGGCCCGTACCACCGCCCTGCGGCATGGCGCGACGATCCGGGAATGCCGCCGCAGAAGTTCCCCGCGATCATTGTCAAGGTGGAGGGGGCGGTCGGGCACGGCTATCTACTCGAAACGCTGGTCAAGAAGCCGACGCGCAAAGCGGTCAAGAAGCTGATACCTCAGATCGCGAAAGCGGCGACCGGGAGCTAACGTGGCAAACGAAGTAATCGGCATTGATATCAAGGTATCTCTGGAGCAGCTGAAGCAGCAGCTTGCCACGCTGCCCGGCGCCACGGCGAAGGAAGCCGCCGCGATGACGGCTGAGCTGAACAAGCAGCTCAAAGCGCAGGTAGCCGCGACAAAGGCGGCAGCGGCTCAGATGGCCGCCGCTCAGCGTAGTGGGATGAAGCAGGCGGCCGATGGTGCCGCTACCGCCGCGACGAAGTTTGACAAGCTGGGTATGGCGATGGGGCCGCTCGGTGGCGTGCTCGCGCGTATCTCGCCCGAGGCTGGCGCCGCCGCATCGAGCATCGCCGGCGTGACGAGTAGCGTCCAGGGGCTGGCCGCCGCGGGGGTGGCGCTGCAAACGCTGGTGCCTATCGTCCTCGCCATCAGCACGGCGGTAGCCGCGGGCGCGGTGGCGTGGGACATCTACACCTCCAAGGCTGAGGCGGCGGCGAAGCGCGCACAGAAGCAGGCGGACGGGCTGAAGGTGGTAACGGACTGGACGCTCGAACTGGAGAAGGCGCAGTACGATTTGAAGGCGGCCACCGGCACTCTCACGATGGAGGAGGAGAAATCCGCGATGAAGCGGGAGGTAAACGCCAGGGCGACCGAGGCGTCAATCGGCAGGACCGAGGAGGAGAAGTCCGCGCTCATCAGCCTGTCATCCAAGGTGCGCTATGCCAAAGAGCAGGAGATCGAATACCGCCACGCAATGAAGGAGAGCGAGGAGGTGCTTGCGCGACGGGCGAAGGCTTCCGCCGCTGCGGCCGCCTCCGCCGCCGAGGATGCGAAGGACCGTGCCGCCGCAGAGCAGGTAGCCAACGAGGCAGCGGAAGCCGCCACCGAAAAAACGTTTGCCAGCATGAAGCGGCTGGACGATCACCGCGAAGCCGCCACAAAGAAGGACATCGCGCGCACGAAGCGCATGGCCGAGCTCGACGCCCACGCCGAGGCCCATGTGGCGAAGCTGGTACAAGACAGCCTTGCTGTCAAGGTGGAGGCGGCCGAGGAGGCCCAGCGCGCGATGGAGGACATCGCCGCATCGGCACGCGACACCATCGGGCAGGTGCTCGGCTCGCTACACACGTTCGCCGGCCTTGCGGCAGATGCAGCGGGCGAGGCCGCCGACCGCTCCATGGAGCGGCTGGATCGTATCCGCGGGCTTTTGGCTGACCTTACCGCCGAGTCAATGGACGCCTCTACGCTTACCGGCGATGCGCTGGTCGCGGCGTACAAGCGCGGCGAAGTGGGGGCCGAGGAGTTGACGGAAGCTCAGCGCAAGTCCATCGCCACGGTGCTCAGCGAGCAGGAGGCCGCCGCCGCCGCCCGCACCCGTGCCGACCGCAAGGCTGCTCGCGCCGCGTGGCAGACTCAGCAGGACTTGAACATCGCGCAGACGTTCGCCGCGGGCGCCGTGGCGCTCATCCAGGCGTTCGCCCAACTCGGGCCGGTGGCCGGCGCCATCGCTGGTATCGGCATCGCCGCCGCCACCGCTGCGAGCATCGCGACCATCTCTTCGCAGAAGCCCGCGTTTCACAGTGGCGGCGTGGTGGGCGGCTCGGCCAACGGGCAGGGCGAGGTATCGGCGCGACTGCTTCCGGGGGAAGCCCTGCTGAACCGTCAGGCCACCAACGCGCTCGGCCCGTCCGGCGTTGCCGCGCTCAACGCAGGCGCGAGCATGGGCGCGGTGTCGCTTCGCATCGGCCGGCTGGAGGCGCGCGAGATCGTGCGGACGGACGTAGCCGCGGGTGGTCTGATCGTCCGTACCGCGAAGTCTGCCGCCGCGAGCGCAGGAAACACGGCAGGCCGCACGGGCCGCCGTCCAATCGCTTAGGAGGTCGTATGGCTCTCGTATTCGTCCGGCCGTCCATCCAGCACAAGGCGGCAAACGTGCTGTCCTCCACCAGCTCCTCCGGGCTGACGGTGCAGGAGCCAACGCCCACGGCTGGCAACGCGGGCAACCTGCGCCTCCGGTGCTCTGGTACGCCAACGGCGGCTACGTCCCTGACGGTTACGCTTCAGAGTAGCGGGTCGCCCCTGGGGGCGTCGGGTGGCGATGACGGCTACGCGCACGGGGCATCGGCGGTGTGGGCTACGACGGCCGCGCCGACCACGGTGTATGGGTACGTTGATACGCCCTATGTGGTACGGGCGTTTGCGCCGCTCACCTACGACAACGCGCAATACTCCATTGGACGGATGCGCGAGCTCCCCGATGGCACGTTGGGCGTGCTGCGGCATGAAACGGTGTTCAACAACGATCACCAGTTCCATCGGATCAGTAGCTACACGTCGGTTTCCACGGCCAACTGGATCGTGCAGGGCGTTGCTGGATACATTCGCCCGGACTTCGTGGTGTTGCCGTCGGGTCGGCTGGTCCTGTTCACCTACGAGTTCTCGTATCCGGCCACCGTCAGCTACTACAGCGACGACAACGGGGTAACGTGGACGCTGCTCAGCAAGAACGTATGCCCAGCGAACGGCTACGCTGCCGAGGTCATTGGTGACACGATCGTTCTAATCGACTCTCTGCTTGGCGTGACATCCACCGCAAACGTGTACGTCTCTCGCGACGGTGGCGCGACGGCTACTTTGGTGGGCACGTTCACGGCCACTGGCACCAACCTGCGGACGTGCGTTCACGACGGGCGGGTGATCGTAGCCTCCCACTCGGCCACCTCTACCGATATCATCGCGGTGTCGCCCGGCGGTATTGACACGGTGCTGACCACCGACGCGGGTGCGAACTGGAGCGGGCAGCAGGCCATCGTAGCGCGCGACGACGGCACGCTGTGGGTGTTCGGAGTGGGCTCCTCGGCTGCCAACAAGCTCGACATCAAGGCGTCCGTCAGCAACGACGGCGGGCTGTCGTGGTACACCTACGCTGATCCCATCCTCGATTGCGAGGATACGCCAGCGGCAGCGCCCATCTATCAGATCGACGGGTGCATGTGGAAGGGGCAGCTTGTACTCGGCCTCCAGACGAACGCCGACACTGGCAGCGACAACAACTGCCTATTTCTCGGGCTCGGCGGGTGGTCCAATCTCACCGATCGCTCGGTAAGCATGACCGCCGATGGTGCGGTCTACTCGCACAGCTACGTGCCGATCGACGTGCCTGTAGCGTTCGGGTGGACGGCTACCAGCTTCGGCACGGGCGGCACGCTAACCAACCAGAACTACCTGCAACTCGTCTGCACGCCGGGCAACAATCAATACTGGACCGCGCCGACAGCGGTGTGGAACCCGGCCGCGGGCGACTCGAGGCGCGCTCGCTTCCGCATCAAGGTCAACAGTGGGTCGCACACTGGTGGCGGGCCTGAGCTGTCGTTCAACGTCAGCGACGGTGCCAACACCACGCAGATCATGCTGAAGTTCGGCACGGCTACCACCAGGATCACGAACGTTGCCGGCTCCACGATCGCCGACGTGACGGTGGATCAGACCGGATGGGTGGAGTGGTTTGTGGCGATGCACCACGACTCTCCTGCCACGAAGCTGCGGGCGTCGGTGTGGTACAAGCCTGACACTACGGACGTGTGGGTGCAGGCGTTCGCTGACAACCAGCAAGCCGAAGCTGTGGGCACCACCAACACGCTCCGCATGGGCAGTATTGCAGGCGGTGTCAGCGACTTTGAGATCGCTTACCTCGGCATCGCCGACGACGACAACAACATGGCGCCGGGCTTCACGTCGCCGGATGATTTGAACGGTCGCCCGCTTTCGGCGCTGCACGACCTCTATGTGACGAACGGCATTCACCTCGGCGCATACGGAAATGGCGGAATCGTGGATGACACCTACACCCTCGCCACCCGCTACACCTACGGGCCTGAGCGGGTCTGGTCGGACCTGCGCCCATCGAGCCGCACGCAGAGCCAACAGGACAATGTGACGTGGAGCGTCACCTTTGACGCGGGCGCGTCTGCCCTGTTCCGCGGCAACTTCGCGGCGGCCTTCGGCACCAACATGAGGACCGCGCGTTGGCAGATGAACGCCACCGATAGCTGGGGCGCGCCGTCTGTTGATGCGGCGCTCGATGCCACCCTCTCGACCTTCACCGTGGGCGCGGGCGTTCGCGGCGTGGGCTACCTCGGCCCCACGGTGTCGCCGAACTGGCGCGCGCATCAGTGGCGCAGCAACGGCGATAGCCGGCGGTACTTCATCGAGGTCAACAGCGTCTCGTATGAGATCACCGACAACGACGAGGACCGTATCTACGTGGACGGCGTGGACTTCGGCGCGTCGGGCGTCAACGCATCCGGCACAGCCACCCTGTACGGCGACCGGATGGCGGGAACGTTCACCTTTGGCCTGTATCGGTACGCAAGGTTCGCGGTCACCTCCGGGCAGCAGACGGCCGACGACGTGTATCGGCTGGGCACGCCCATCGTGGGCAAACAGTGGACGCCGAACCAGCTCTATGACAACGGGTTCGTGGACCGCATCGAGCCAAACGTGACGACCACCGACGCGGAGAACGGCAGTAGCATCAGCTACCGCCGCGGGCCGTCGATCGACACGCTGTCTATCCAGTGGCCTCCCCTGGACCGGCTGCGGGCAGACGTTGAGATTCGCTTGCGCGACTTCTACCGCTCGATTGACGGGTCGCTTACGCCTGTGGTGCTGTGGCGCGACACGTCCTCGCTGGCCACACTGTCGCTCGTGCAGGTACGCGAGGTCTACAGCGCCACAAACGTACTTGGCGAGCTCGACAACGCGGTGACGCGCATCGATCAACTCGTTCTCCGTGAGGTCTGGTGACCGCGAACCAGCGAGCGGCGCTGGCCGAGGGGCGCCCGCCTCTCATGGTGCTCATGCTCCGGCTTCGCGGCGGCACCGTGTACGCCATCGGCACCGAGTCCGCGCAGGTCGAGGGCGACGACGGGCCGATCCAAGTCGCGCCTGGCCTGTCGGTAGACACCATCGAGACAAGCGTGGACCCGTTTGCGCTCGCGGGTGAAACGGCTCTCACGCAGGCGCGGGTAACCATCACGCTGCCGGATTCGCTGGTGTCGCTCGCTGGCGACTATCGGGCGGTGGGCGCTGCATCGGCAGAGCTTGCGATGCTTTGGCCGGGCGACACGTGGGCGATGCGCTCGTCGCTCCTGATGGGTACGCGCCTCTCGGGCGTTACGCTCGGGGCCGCTGGCCAGCCTACGACGTTCACGCTGGAAGCGGCGCAGGCGCCAACCAGCGCCGTTATCGGCGATGCCGCACGCACGGTGGGCGACGACTTCCCCGCGCCCATCGACAACGCCGGCAACGAACTGTCCACGCTGGAGGGCGTGCAGTACCCAGCGGTACACGGCAAGCCCTACTCCTCGGCAGGGGTCAAGATCGGAGAGATCGGCGGCGACGGGTACGACCGGGTGGTAATCGCCGGCCACGTCTGGACGGGGGTTGGCAACGTCGAGGCGTTCAACGATGCAGTATCCCTGGGGACGTTCGCCGTGCAGGCGGCCACCGCGACGAGCGGGGCCTATGCCTACATCCGGAGCGCAACGGCGGGGCAGCTCGATAACGACGCGGGCGCCATTACGATCCGACCCATCTACGGCGGTGCCGCTGGTATCGGCGGTACGTCGCCCGCGCTCAGCCTCGGCGACCTGTTGGAGTTGTGGCTGACGACCTCCGACCTTGCGGTGGATTGGGCGCGCTGTCGGCCCGCCATCGAGGCGCTACGGTCGTGGCCCGCTGGCGTCTACCTCGATGCCGAGACGAGCGCGATCGACGCGGTTCGCGACCATATCGTGAGCATCGCGCCGCTGGTCGAGATGCAGAGTGCCGCGGGCGTGTGGTTCTACTGGGCAAACTTGGAGACGGCCACGCCACGCGGCACGCTCACCGAGGGGCAAGAACTGGTGAGCGCCGTGGGCGGTGTCAGCCTCTCGGAGATCGAAGAGGTCCGCAACAGTGTGGTAGTGCGCTACGCCTATGACGAGTTCTCGGGCGAGTACACCGGCAGCCTCACGGTGGACGCCACCAACGACGCAGCCGCCTACCTGTCGCAGCAGCTATACGGCACGCTCGCGGCTGCACCCATCGAGACGGTAGCCATCGCCGACGCGACGACTGCGCGGCGGGTGGGCCGAAGCCTCATCCAGCGGCGGGCATTCCAGCGTCGTAGCGTGTCGTGGCTGGTGAGCGACTACGCCGAGGTCGAGGTGGGCGAGGTCTACACGCTGTCGATCTCGTCGCAGTCCATCGCGGAGAGCGCGGTGGCGACCGTCGTGTCGGGCACGGTCGCGAGGGTGGTTACCTTCACCGTGCTGGAGCGTGCGGTATGACGCTACCGAATGGCCCACACCCGGCAGCCCACCGGCTCGTCGCTCACACCGATGGAGTAGTACCCGCCTTCGGCTGGGTTCCACGACACTTCGATCCGCGGGTCAGCGTTCGGCCCGTAGCGGTAGATGCCGCGCTCGTACTCGCACGCTACGATTACGGCGCCTGGGTTCTCAGCGTCGGCGTAGAAGGCGGTGCCCTCAGAGCGCACGTCGAGCTCGCGCAGGGTGGCATCCTGGGTGGCGTCGGCGGTGGCGGTGGTGGGGCCGAGGGTGGTACACGACAGCAGCAGGGTGAGCATATGGGGAGCGTAGCATGAGCGCCGCCAAGGTACTCGGCGGCAAGGGGCTACGGGTCCGTGTGTTTGGCGCGAGCCGGGCGGGCGCGGTGCCAGCGGCGGGCGCGGAGCCCTCGTCGGCGAAGTCTCTCCGCGAGGATGGCACCTGGTCGAGCTCGGGCGGCGGCGGCTCGGGCGATGTGGTCGGCCCGGCCTCGTCGGTGGCGAGCGAGGTGGCGCTGTTCGACGGCAACACCGGCAAGCTCATCAAGCGGGCAACCGGGACCGGCCTCGCCAAGCTCACGTCGGGCGTGCTCTCGGCGGTGACGACGTGGGCGGGCGCGGGGCTCACGGGCACGGCCTCGCGGATCGCCTCGTTCGATGGCTCGGGCAATCCGATTGACACCACCTTGGCGGCGGCGATGGAGGCGCTCAGCTCCACGCAGGGCGCGGTCCTGTACCGCAACGCCTCGGCGTGGGTAGCCCTCGCCGCTGGCACCGCGGGGCAGCGACTCCGCGCGGGCGGGAGCGGCGCCAACCCCGCCTGGGCGGACATGCTCGGCCTGTACGGCGACGGCAGCGACGGGGCGCTCAACTTCGACGGCGCCGCGACCGTGCTCGGCATGGCGCCGAGCAGCGGCGTCTACACATTTACGCGCGAGGTTTTCGCGACCGACGTGACGGTGGGGAGCGGCGTGCGTCTCGCGCTCGAATCATATGGCCTCTACGTCAACGGCACGCTGAGCGGGGCCGATGCTACCTCGTTCGTTTCGGCCAACGGCCTGCCAGCGAGCGGGGTAACGGCGGGCGGCCAACAGACCGCTGCGGCACCCTTTCACTTCGTTTCGACGGGCGGCGGTACAGGGCGGCAAACGACATCGGGCGCCGGCGGCAACGGCGGCACCGTCAACCCGTCGCCGTGTGGCGCTGGTGGCAACGGTGGCGCGGCGGGTGCCAACGCGGGCGGGAATGGCGGATCTGTGATCGCTCCGGTCGCCAGTCGTGGCGGGTCGCAGTCCCTGGATTGGGTGTTTCGCAAGTGCCGATACCTCGACAGCGCGTCATTCGTCGGCGCACACGCCGGCTCCGGTGGCGGTGGCGGTGGGCTTACGACCGGCGGGGGCTCTGGCGGCGGTGGCGGTGGCGGTGGCGGTGCGCGTGCCGCGGTGGTGTTCGCGCGGCTGGTTGCCGGCACCGGCTACATCGAGGCCAACGGCGGCGTGGGCGGAAACTCCACGGCGGCGGGTGGCCACACAGGCGGCGGTGGTGGCGGCGGAGGCGGCGGCGCTGCGATCCTCGTTACCAGCTCGCCAACGCCATCGTGGACGGTGCGCGCGAACGGCGGCACGGCGGGGAGCGGTGCCGGCGGCGGCTCCGCTGGCTCCGCTGGCGCCGCTGGACTCACCCTCACCTTCATTCTGTAGGATCTGCCATGGCCAACCAGACGATCAAACCCAGCTACTCAGCCTCGGACGCGGCTTGGCTCGCGGCCTACGTCGCGCGCAACGGCACGATCTCGCTCAACGTAGGCGGGCACGCGGCGACGGTGCAGGCCAACGGTTGGATCACGGTCGAGGACCGGGCGGTGTCGGTCGCCACGGTGCTGGCGGTGCCGATGACGACGCAGGACGCAGCCGCTGTGGAGGCATCGGCCGTGGATTGGGTAGCCTCGTGGCGGGCCAGCGGCGCAGCGGGGTAGACGGGAAGCGCAAAAAACGATAGGCTGCCCCTATGGCCGACCCAGCGACCAGAGACGACATTCGCGAGATCGCCGATGCGGTGCGCGACCTCGCGTCAGCGATGGCGGCCGGCGCGGGCGCTCGCGAGGCTCAGCGGCAGGAAGGGCAGGCCCGCGGGGAAACGGTGGTCGCTCAGATCGCCGCCCACCACAGCACGAGCACGGCGATCATGGGCGAGCTTGTGC